GAATTAAATGAACTTTGAAATACTCAATGAAGAAGTTAATAGTGGATTAAGAGGAAGAAATAGTGGTATACCTATGGGTTTTAACAGACTTAATAAATACATAGGGATAAGAAAGAGAATGTATTTTCTTATAGGTGGATACACAGGGTCAGGAAAAACTACTTTTGTTGATGATGCTTTTGTTCTCAATCCTTACGATTGGTATACATCTGATAAAAATAATACCAATATCAAGCTAAGAATAATATATAGGTCTATGGAAAGGAGTAGAGTATATAAGCTTGCAAAATGGGTGACGAGAAAAATATTTCTTGATCATGGAATTATTATCCCTATGTCAAAACTTCTTACATGGAACAAGGATAACAGACTTACTAAAGATGAACATGATTTGTATCTATCTTATAAAGACTACCTGAATAATATGGAAGATGTCATAACTATTATTGATGGTGCTGAAAATCCTGTAGGTGTAGCTAAAGAATTGAAAGATCACGCTTTGAAGAATGGAAAGATAGAGGAGATTGATGAGTTTAACAAGGTGTATATTCCAAATAATGATAATGAAATCACTATTGTTATTCATGATACAATGAATCTTCTTAAAACTACAAAACAGCTCACTACCAAGAAAGCAGCTATTGATAAGATGTCTGATGAATATAGATATGCTAGAGATTTTTATGGATATACAATAGTTCCTGTAAGTCAGTTTAACAGAGACATATCGAATCCTATAAGATTAAAGCAGGGGGATGTTGAACCAAGTCTGGAGGACTTTAAGGAAAGTGGTCAGACGCAAGACGATTAAAAACGTTTTTACCTGTGTGTTTAAAATTTTTGTATATTTACAAATAAAAATGTACAATAATGACAAAGATTAACCACACACAGTTCATTGAACTTTATAATAAAGGTTTAAATGATACAGAGATTGCAAAAAAATTAAAGGTAAGTAATGTAGCAGTAACTTATCACAGGCAGAAAAACAAGATGGAGAAGAACTTCACATATAAGACAACACTGAATGAGGATGTTTTCATGAAGTTATATAAGCAAGGGTTTAGTGATAGAAAAATGGCAAAAATCTTAGGAGTATCAAGGCACTCAGTTGAGTATATGAGGACTAAATTGAAACTTGGTAAGTCTTATAAGATTTTATCACTTTCCCCTTTTCAGAGGTCTCTACTTATTGGAACACTGCTTGGAGATAGTCATCTCAGAGTAGATAATATAAATGCTTGGGGCGATTTTGCTCATAGTGTTGTACAAAAAGATTATGCTATTCACAAATATGAGATGTTAAAGGATATTTGTTCTTTACCTAAAGAAGAATTTCCTTTTGATAAACGTACTGGATTAGTTTACCCAAGAATACACGTAAGATTTCTTTCACACCCTTATCTTACTTCAATTTATAATATACTTTATTATAAAAAGAAGAAAGTTATAACTAAAGAAGTTTTAAGTGAACTGAATGAAATTAGTCTGGCTTACCTATTTATGGATGATGGAGTTAAAGCTCCCAATGGTTATTATATTTGTACCAACGGATTTGATAGAAATTCAGTAGAATTGTTCTCTGCTTTTCTTTTTGATAAGTTTGGCATAAAAAATACTATTGACAAGAGAAATACCACATATATTCATAAAGAGTCAAGGCAGATTTTTGCAAATCTTGTAGAACCTTATATTATAAAATCAATGAAATATAAACTGTAGTTGTCTATAAATTCCGTTAAACGGGGAAACTCCAGAAGTGGACAATCCCGTGCTAAATCAGATAGTAATATATCTGTAAATGCCTAACGACTACACTTTGAACCTGGAAACAGAATATAATAAGTGCACGAAAGCGGAACATGTATAATGTACATGAAGAGATAGTCTGAGCTGTAGATATAACAAAATGAAACTACAGAAGTAAAGGATAAAGAACCTTTACGATAACAATACTGGCAGATGTTGTTCTTGCTCTCTTTGATCCTGCAAGATATAAAGTAGGGGATATATCGGGATATGACTTGGACAAACTTAGAGATGACCAAGGAAATAATTATTTTAGAAGTCTTAGGCTCCTAAAGAATACTTATGGTGCAGACAATCTTCGTATAGGATTAGCTTTTCTTGGTGAAGTTGGTATATTTAGAGAACTTCCAAAGAAAAGAGATATTATGGATGATGATTATCAGAGAGTAGTAGATAAAACCTATTTTTTAGAAAAATGACATTAAGACAACTAATTGAAAAAGCTGAAATATTTGTTAAGGATACTATTACTAAATATCCTTTACTAAAAAGTGATATAATTGAACTTCTTATGCTATTTTATAGTGAAATTGAAGAAGAAGGATGTTCACCCATGCGTGAATATGGATTGATGGTAGATTCAATTAATGAATTAATAGAAGAAAATGACAAAAATATTTGAAGAGACAGAAGAAGAATTAAGGAAGAATGTATTTCTTATGGATAAACTTAATGAGGCTCTGGAAAATCTTCCTGATTATAAGTATGTTATAGGTGTAGATATAGCAAGTTCAAATAAGAGTGAGAGTGCTTATTGTCTTGTAAAAGTAAGAGGTGATACAGTTGTAGAAGTTATAAAAACTGAATCATCCAGAAATAGAAGAAAAATCAAAAGACATGTAAAATGGCTTAGTGAAATATTCAATGCTAAAATTAATAAAGATGAGTAAATTATATGATTTTACAGTAGATATGTGTGGATGGGGTGATACTCCTGAATAGGCTTGGGAAAATTGTAAAGAGAATTTCGATATAGACAAACAGGAACTACCAGAATATGAAATAATAGATGAAGATGAGTAGTTTAAGAGATATTAGGCAACAGGAATTTGCTGATTTGTGGATAGAGAGAGATGAGAGAGGTATATTGAACTTATGTCCAAGATTCGGAAAAATCAGGGTAGCTATCTTAATTATGGAAAAGATTAAACCAACTTCTGTATTAATAGCTTACCCGGATAAAAAAATCGAACAATCTTGGAGAGAAGATTTTGAAAAATGGAATGTTAAGTTCAATACTACTTTCACTACTCATCTCTCTATTCATAAGTATAAGGAGAATAAATATGATCTTGTAATTATTGATGAAGTGCATTTGCTCTCAGAAGCTCAAATAGAAGCTTGTGGCGACTTATTTGAAAATAATGATAAGATACTTGCTTTAACAGGAACACTTTCTAAATGGACTGAAAGAGTGCTTAGAGAGGATTTAAATCTTCGTATTGTTGGTAGGTATTCTATTGAGAGAGCTATTAAAGAAGGTGTTCTTCCTGATTATGAAATAAGGATTGTGAAGGTTCCTTTGGATAATAGAATACAACAGCTTTGGAAGAATAAGAAAGCAACTGAAAAGCGAAGATTTGATAATTATATGTGGGTGATTAAGAAGAAGGAAAAAGAAGGAAAGGATGCATTCTTTCTCAAGCTTCGTATAATAGATGTATTGCAACGTTCTCTTGCAAAGATGAACACAACCATTGCTTTGATTAAAAAGTTCGAGAATGAACGTGTATTGGTGTTCTGTGGAAGGACAGATATCGCTGATAAGCTTGGTATTCCATCCTATCATAGTAAGTCTGAAGATAAAGAGTTGTGGGAATCTTTTGTTGCCGGAGATATAAACCATATGGCTGTAGTGAAGATTGGTAATACTGGTGTTACATACAAGCCTTTAAGTAAAGTTATAATCAATGCCTTCGACAGCAATTCTGAGAATATGACTCAGAAAATTAACAGATGTATGTCTTTGGAGTATAATAATCCTGATAAGAAGGCTATTATTTACGTGATTACATCTGATGAAGAAATCGAAATCAAATGGCTTAATAAATCACTTTCAATGTTTGAGAAATCTAAAATTAAATATTTATGAAAACGAATTTGAGTATATTTTAGGATTATAAAAGTGACTAAAAATGTTTAAAGAGATTTGTAAAGAATAATTAAATTGATTATTTTTAATATTCTAATTGTCAAAAAGTTAAATTAAAAAATGAAAGAAAATGAAAAAATTAAGTAACGAAGAAATGATGAAAATTAAAGGCGGAGTTAAACCTAGTAGGTTGACAAG